TGTGAATGTAGTTGCAGCCGATGTACTAACAGCACTTGGATTAAGTGTTACGTCTGAGAATGGAACAACAACCTGAGTTGGGAATCCATTAACCATTTCACGTATCTGTACTTGTACTGGTATAGCAGCATCTTTCGTAGTAAAGTTAAGAGCCACTGAAGTAATGAATGCAGCCTTGTCTAGTAAGATAGACTGAGCAAGTGGGTCACCCCAATTAACTCTTCGTCCTGTATCTCTGCTCGCTCCAGTTGTTTGATTACCAGCAGAAGTTTTCTGAATGAATGGAGTTCTTGTTGAAATAATAACATTCTCTCTCGTTTCAATTAAACCCGCAGCTGTATACATTGCGGTAGCAGATGTAGTAGTTGTCTCATCATCATTAGTAGATGATTGAGTTAATTTAAATTCTTTTTCACCTGTAGGGAAATTGAGTGCACTATTATTAGGTATTAAGAATGTGCCCGACACAGTACCATTTGCATCAGTCGTTAGAGTGGATGCTGTACCTGGATGAGCAGTGACCGTATTAATACCAACTAAAGGTGTATATGAATGACTTCCGCTTTTAACGTAGTCTGCCACAGAAGTTCCATCAAAGAATGCATAAACTTGTACACCAGGTTTTAATCGCTTAGCTTCAAATGCAACTAGTCTTGTTCTCATGAATGGAACAAAGTTAACTTCAACAATACGATCGCCAATGCTAAATCTAGATGTTACAACTTCTATAGTTTGTTTAATGCCTGAACGTGTAGATGTTCCAGTCTCAAAAAGACCGTTAGTCCTGCCGCCAACACCACGCCATTCATGTCCGGTCCAGTTAGTTGACCATTCACCCCACACAGTACCTACCTGAGGCTGTAGGTTTGCCACCATCGCATCGAATTCACCGTCGTTATTGATTACTACCTCTGGTCGTCTATCAATATCACGCCATTCATCAGTAGAAGGAGTAAGCGTCATGCCACCCGTCCAGTTGAATACATCATAAGGATTAACATTAATTTGTCCAGAGTACTGACCTTGTGTTATCATGGCAGTAGAACTATATGGCAATGTTATTAAGTCACCAGTTTTTTGTGTAGTAGATGTAGCCGCATGATAATCTAACTCAGCATTACCTTGAGCAAATGGGGCTCTTAACTCACGATTTTGAATATCAACTGAAGCTCTATATTCAGAAGAGTTAGACCGTGACATCCTTGTAGATGCAAAAGCATCCACTAAGTACCCTGACTTCCATCTTGCATTATTCGATGCATCTAATACTTGTGTATTCTGTGCTTCAGCTTCTAAGAATGAAAGAACAGAATAGTATTCTATTTGATTAATTCGTTTTTCAATTTGACCAATATCACGCATAGTATATCTACGTTGATCAATAAAGTCAATTGTTACTTCAGCTGCATTGAGTGTATACGCAGGAATAGTCATTGTATACAGATGCATTGCGTCAGACGGAATATTAGATGCAGCAGGATATCGTGATGGAACACCACCTGAAATACCAAATACTCCTGAAGAATCTAAATAAACTTTGTCGATTCGTGGTAAGTAAAATTGAACATCAGTTGAAAATTGTGAGAATCTTGAAGGAGCAACTGCAACAACAGCACCTGTTCCAGTAAAGTTACCGCCAGTATCATCAATACGTGGTCTAAAGTCAACAGCACTTCTTAATTCTATATCACCTACCTTAGGAATATCTTCATAATCAATTTGACCTGTGTATGAATCAACCGTAAAGAAGTCACCAACAGAATGAGTGAAGTACTTATATGTAACAGTAAGATCCACTGCTGCAGTATAATTTGATGTGGTCTTTAATTTAATACGACCAACATCATAGTAATCATCTCGTTGACCATTGTCTAAATCAAAGTGAGATGTTACATTAGCAGAACCTGTAGTTTCAACGACCGATACTAAAGTATGCACATCGGCATGACCAAGTGCCATACCAATACCCGTATAGTCAGGGGAGCTAGAAGCAACAAATGCTACCGCAGTATTTCCACTTAAAACTTTACCTTTATGAACACCCTCTCTTGTCATCGGTGCAATCAATCTTACTACTTTGCCGTTTATAGCTGATAAGCCAGTAATCGTTGCGGTTCCTGCAGTTGCTGTATTGATATTTGCTGTATTAACTATTTCACCACCAACAGTATCATCGGTATCATTTATTAAGATCCAGTTTGAGTTGTTAGCTTTTGAACCAAACGATTCATCAGTAACTGTCGTGGTGAATGATACTGAACCACCAGTTACAACAGCAGCAGCAGTAAGTATACGGTTAGTTTCAAACCTATGATTATAATCTGGAGTAGAACCATCAGTAATTGTATTAAGTGTTTTAATTCTTGTGTATGGTAATGGATATATTAATGAATCAGGTCCAATGTTATATCCTGTAGATGTACCAGGATCTGCAACCACCGCTGTAAAATCTGTTGCTGGAGTAGTGCCATCTTTATCATCTAGTGTAATAGCGCCAGTCATTGTGCCAGTGAAATCAAAGATATGAATTCTGTATCGAGATGCAGTTGTTGCACCATTACCACTCACGCGTTCAACTGATCGAGCTCTTGCAGTACCAATTTCTGTACCACCGGAATTCTCAATACTAAATCTACCGAATGTAGTAATGTCTGGGGTTCCGACAAGAGATGTAACTTCAATATAGTTATTGTGAGTTATCTCTACACGTTTATTTGTAACCCTCTCGGATGTTCTTGCTTTATCAAAGTGTACATTAGTTGTTCCTAATGTCTGTATCTCATAACCTCTTACATAAGCTTTAGAAGGCTCAATGGCAAGTGTTAGTTTAGTTGCATCAGGACTTGCTGCAGTGTGTGCTTTAACAAGTGCTTTGAATGGATTAACATAGTAGTTACCAGATTCATCGAATGTTCTACGAGCTAGCTCATCAGCTAAATGATTATAATCAGCTGTCCGTGCATTTTTTGTAACAACACCTGATTCTAATCGAGCGATAAGAACAAAGTTGCCTGAGTTAGCATTGACTGCTTGAGTACTAAGTACCGCTGTAATAGAATAACGATGTGCTCCTGGAGCTGATTCGTTAGGTGTTCCTGTAGCATTATCATTTAGTGATGTATCGCTACCTGGACCAACAAGGCTTTCAGTAACAAGTAAACCAATGTCAAATGACACGTTTGATGTATACTTAGATAATACAATTGTTTTAGCTTTTGCTACAACAAAATGTTTCTTGATATAATAAATACCATCTTCAATAGATACGATTGAACCAAAACCTATTGGAGTATTTCCAGCAGCATCATTAGTACTAGCTATTGTAGCCGTCTTACTTCCAGTGGCTGTTAACGCTCCGCCAGCAGTAAATACGTTACCAGATATATATTGTACCCAAATTGTTATGGAGTCTGAGCCAGTTGCTAAGGTAGCATGAATAACTTTACCAACAACATTAGTGGTAGTTTCAGTAAATTCAGTACCAACTAATTCTGCAACAGTATCATTATTAGCATGAACGGCGGATAGTCTTACATAGTCAATTTTATTATGGAGATGCACAGAGCCAGGAACAACAACAGAACCATCTTTAAATGTGTGATCTCCCATAGAAGATACTTGATTTTGGAGTACTGTTTGAAGCTGAGTTAACTCTCGTGCTTGTATTGCCTTACCGGGTCTGAATAATATCCTTTGATACTTTTCTTTAGGACTCAGTCCGTCCGCTCCTGCGGTTGTGAAGTCATCCCAATATGGTTCTACGTTAAATGCTATTGCCATTTTTCTATCCTATTTAAAATGCGATTACTAATCTTACTGTTTCAACTTGTCCATCAGCTCTTGTTGTTGCTGTTCTATTCTCTACAAACATAACATCACCTGATTGATGATTAATTAAAGGACCTGCTTGTGCCGTAACATCTGTGCCTGCAACTGAAGTACCATCCACACGAACATTATCTGTTGCGTGATTGAATACACCAAAGCCCGTAGCTTCGTTTTGAATATAACTTATTACACCGCCAGTATGTTCAACAACCATACCTTTGGCTCCCGTCACAGTGCCTTCAATAATTTGATCTGCAGTAAATGCATTTCCAGCAACTGTTAAGCTTGAACATGTATTGTATGCGTTAGCACTTGCGATTGCACCAACAGTACCTGTACCAGTACTTGTCACCGCGATTGCTTTAAATACCGTACCAACAACGTAATCAGCTGGAGCACCCGCTGTTGCCCAGTTTGCCGCTGAGCTATTACCTAATGTTAAGATTTTATAAAATTGTCCGATGACCATTGATGCAGCACCAGAGATAGCGGCTGAGTTAGCGGCTAAAGTAGTTGGGTTCTTAATAAGAGATAATTGTCTAAAGTCATTTGAATCTGGAATAGTAGATGACTCATCACCAGTAAATGCTTTATTAACTGTTACATAGTGAGAGCGAAGATCATTAGTAGGGTTTGCACCATATCCACCGACTGGACCAATCACTGGTCTTACCGCACCACCAGAACCACCAGCTGTACTTAATGCAACAGTGGCATGAGTATATCCTGTACCAACATTAGTCATTGTGATACCTGTAATCACACCGCCTGTTAGACTTGCTGTAGCAGTAGCACTTGAACCATCACCTACGATTGTAACAGTTGGTATACTTGTATATCCTGTACCACCCGTTGTAATCTTTAAGTTATAGATTGCACCATCAACTGCGTTACTTTGAACACTCCATTGATTTGTCAATGCAGTATCAGCACCTGCCGCTGGAGCTGCCTTGAGGTTTCTAACTGGGATGAAAGAAGACGTCAAGAATTTTGTTACATCAGCTGTTGGTACAGTGTACATATATTTCCATACATAACCATCACCGCCAGTAGCATGTACACCCGAAGTTTGCACACCAATTACATCTGGGTTAACAGAGCTTGTACCTGTTCCAGCCTTAAGGCACATGAACACGTTATTGTTTGCTGAGATAACAAAGTAGACTTTACTTTCGATATTTGTATCTTGGTCATCATACTCTGCATAAGTTGTACCAGACACCCATAAGTTTCTTGGTGAACTATGTACAATATCTGTAGCATCGATTTTCTTCATGGCAAACATGTTTTCCCATAAAGTATGTGATGTGTAGTCATTCTCGTATGGCGTTGTTGGAGTAGTGTCGTCTGCCCAAGCATTCGGCCTTCCCAGTGCCATATAGAATTGGTTATCTGCTAAACTAGTAACGAACTTATTCGTTGTGTCTAGTCTAAATTTACTCGTGATTATTGCTGCCATATCTTTTCCTTTATGTTATAACGAGTGAACTAGCGCCACCCATTCCAAATTGTGTACTTATATTGTTATTTATACTATCCTGCACGGTCCAATGAGATAAATCTGAGATTGGACCTAAATATCTAAACTTCATATTATCCCAATGGTTCTGCATACCTATCTTCTTAAATTGTGAACTACCATTTGTAAAGTGAGTATACGATTTCTCTAATATGTGAGTATTAAATTGAACCGGTCCGACTTGGAATGCGCCTATGTTAATATTTATAAAGCCTGCTGGGATCAACCATCCAGGTTGTACCATTGTATTTTTTGAAGTCAACAGTTGTACAAAGATTAAAATCTCACCGAAGAATATAAATCCAGCGGGGTGAACCAATCGTGTGAATGCATTCTTCCAATCTGCAATATTCTTACCAGTCTTTAGAACATATGAAAACTTTTGGTAATAGTAAGAGTCTTGTATACGTTTTTCTGTTTGTGATAAGAAACCATTTGCTGATGCAAACAATCCTTTAGGGTATGTTTTAACCACATCACCATTAGCTAATGCAATAGTGAAGTTCAACTTATACTTTGTCGTAGTATCTGAATAGATTGCCTCAGTGTAATCTGTACCCGGAGTTTTATATACATCATTAACAAATACCACATCGTCATCAAAGAATAATGGTTGCATTGCATCATTATTTCCGCTAACAACCGTAGGCGTACCACTCACTGTAATAGTATTCCAAGGAGTATAGTTACCTTGATTTGCTATAATGTCAGTTACTTGGTCGGTCCAGATGCCATCCGATGGGCTTAACAAATCTGTAAAAGGAAAGTATGTCTCTACATCATCATCATAGATTGTTCTAAAGAATGATGTGATGGATTCAGGTGTTCCCCTACTTCTATAAAATTCAATAAGATGTTTGTAGAAAGTTCTTGGGTCGGTGGCAAAGTCTCTCGGCACCGCAATACCAATTTCATTCTGAAGCTCTGTAAGCAATGCTTCTTCTACATGATCAATGTCCCTTTGTATATCAAGAGAGTTTAAATAAAACCCAGACTTATTCGAACGTTCTAAATATAACGCGTATACCTTAATAAACTCAACTAAGTCTGGATACGTTGAAGCAACGTGCTCAGGTATTAAGTCATTAACATACGATGATATATTATATTTACCAAGGTTTGACATTAGTTTCTCACTGTTGTGTAATTGATACCAGCAGTTACACCACCAGTTGCCATTGTATCTATCTCACCAGTAATTGATGCCGTAGATGTATTGATAGTTAGTAGTTCATTTCTTGTAGGTGACACATCAGAAGATGCTGGTTTAACCGTGACATCAATTGTAGCTTGTCCAGTAGGCAATGCAGTTGGATTAAATGAGTTAAGAGTAACTGTACCCGTCTCTTCATTCACTTCACCCACGTTTGTATCATATACTAAATTAGATGCGTCAACTATTTGAATAATTCGTGTATTACTTGAAGTATCATAGAAGTCTTTTAACATACATTGTACACCAGAAAATGTAAACATTGTTGATGTTACATAAGAACCAAGAGCAGAAGTAGTACCATCTAAATCAGTAAGAGATTGATTGAATGCGAGCTCGTATTTCTTCGCTGTACCAAGAGTAGGTACAATCTTTTTCGTCATCTTAATACGTGTGATGTTAGATAGAACAGCAATGCTCGTGTCATCAATAGTTTTCAAAACGTTTGAGTCTCTGTATACACCACCAAAACTCTTTAAGGTATCGTTATTATATGAGATAAGTGCATTCCTTATTGAAGTTGCAAGACCGCTTGCTGTAACCGTGGCAAGGTTAGGGTTAAACTTAAAGAAAATCTCTAAATCAATATAC